GTTGTTGCACCTTGCAATTTCTTTAACAAGATCTTGCGTTGGTGTCTTCTCGTATTTCTTCTTGGCATCGATCATCCTCCTCTTAAAAATAACACGCTCGTTATACATCTTCTCCATGAGTTCGGGAAGAAAACCACGAATGTCTTTACGGTACTGTGCTCCATTAGCACATGTTGCATACTCCTTGCTGATCTCAGTCTCTTGATTTAGAAACCTTTCAACGCTTGAACTGGGACATCTAGCCTCCCTGAGGGTTTCTGGTGAGATATTGTACTGCATAATAAGATGAGGGTACAAGCTATTAAGGTCAAAACTGACCACCCAATCATACTTTCCTGGAATCGGTTCCTTGACATAAGCTCCTGCGTACTTTTCATCCTTATCGGATCTCTCCTTAGGTGGGATGACGATGTTCCGCTTTTTAAGATAGTTGTATATGATGTTGTCCCACATTCGGACTTGATAGAACACATCAGAGTAATTAACTTTAGCATCATATGCCATAGTCAATGCTAACTGAATCAGTCCCATCTTATCCTCAAGACGGTCAACAAGTTCCACATCGATTATATTATATTCTACAAATTTTTGCCACCCATTTGTGTAGAAATCCTTAAAGGTATCAAACTCTGAGTGATCAAGTTTCTTTTGTCCCAGTTCAACACTTGCAATATAATCCAACCTATAAGACTCCTGTGCCTTATATGTAAACTTCTTATAGAGATCAAGATAATCTAACTGTGTTATACCACCAATATCGTAGGTGTTATATCTACGACCTTTGATATAAATTTCTCTTTGTGATACTAAACCCCAAGGTGATAACCTACGAGTTAACTTCTCACCAACAATCCTATCAAGTCTTTTAGTAAGGTATGGTATATCAAACAGTTGAATGTTCCATCCAGTCACAATGTCTGGAGTGTTGGTCATCCACCAATTAATAAAATCATTCAATAAATCATATTCATTATTGAACTGCCTATAAACAACATTATCTTTCTTGTTCTTAAATGAACCTACACCCCATGTGATAATATCTTTTGTATTATAATTCTGCATTGATATTAGTAGAATCTCTTGATCAGCAGATTCTACATCGGGGAATCCATTCTCCGATCTGGTTTCAATATCAATTGTGTACAAACGAATTTTACTGATATCAAACTTGATCTCATCCTCAGGATAAGTATCAGAAATATATTGATAGATGAATCTATCTTGCCCATAGACATCAAAGTTTTCTACAAACTCATATCTCTTTACAAAATCTCGTGACTCTCTTACAGTACCAGGTTTAATCTTCTCAACATACTCTCCTTCTAGGGTTTGGTACTTTGTTTTTTTCTTTGCAGATACAAACAAAGTAGGAGAGTATTTCTCACGGAACTGGAAATACTCTCCTCTGTCATAACCACGAACGAGGAAGTGATCCCCGATCATAACTACATTAGTATAAAACTTCATTCAATAACCTTTTCGTATGCCTCTAGCAATTCTTTTGCAGGGTCTAACAAAGTAAGTATAGCATCTGATGATATCATACACTTATTATCTGTTGTTAAATTCTGACCTGGCCACCTATGCAATCTTTCTTTCCAATCACCTTCACCAACAAACTCAACAGGATCTGTTAGTTCACAATCGGGTTCACCAATTTCAGCACCAACTTCTCTGATCTTTGAGATCAATACTTTTTTGTCATATTTTAAAACAAGAATCTTAACCATTAGTCTCTCCTCCCATTAGTTAGATCTTCATACATTTTTCTGAGATCACCCATAGGTTCACATACAACAGAAACTGTAGAGGGGTTCAAGATGTATGTATCATCCTCAGATATCTCTAACCAAGTTCTAAGACCAATCTTTTTAACCTCACCACCTGCTGTATTATTTTCCTCTTTGAGTTTTAATTCTGTAGTGTAAATAATTTCAAAAGGTCTGATAACTAAGTACTGACGAATATCACCATCAGTTACTTCTTTGATGTCAGCAAGGATCTGTGTTCCATCGTTTAACACAGCAATTTTAATTGACATTTCTTTATAACAAAAATTTTGGGGTGGGAGGTTGGGTTCCTGTGTACCAACAATAGATGGGCATTTCTACAGTTAGAAAATCATCTATGCCTGAGACCCGACTGGTAAGTCGATTCTGCTCTCGCAGCAGCACCACCTGTGTCTCATCACCTTAACCAGCTATATGCCAGTAAGTTTATTCAGTCACTCCCGTGTCAGTTCCGTCGAACCAACAAATATATTATACATTAAAAAAGGGGGTATGTAAACCCCCTTGTGTTAGATCCAGTCTTTACGCTGGTGATGGTCTGGAACAACCTTGCCAAGTGTGACAGTTAGTAGTCCGTCCTCAAAGTTGACTTCTTTGACGACAGTATCATCAGCAATAGTCCATGATCTGTTAAAGGATCTTCGAGCAATCCCTCTATGTGAATAGTTTGCTTCTTCCTTTTCTTCCTTTTTACTTTCTACAACAAGTTTACCGTATTCTGTATAGACTTTAACCTCATCCTTTTTAAATCCTGCTAGAGCAATCTCTAGTCTAGATTCTGTGTTACTTACATTGATGAGATTGTAAGGTGGGTAGTTTGAACTTGTTTGTAAATCGAAGAAACGATCAAAATAATTGTCGAGTCCTATGCTGTTCTTGGTGATCCTATCCATAAGATCAGGCAAATTTTCAGCATGAAATCTTTCTATGTTAGTCATAGCAGTCTCCTTTAAAAGCGAGTGTGAATTGTATAGTCCCTTACGGCAACTATACTTTATTTAGTTTCATCATAGTATCTTTCCAATCTTTTACACAGTGGGAATGACCGCCCCTTTCTTGTACTGCTTGCCCTAAAGCATAGTCATTCTGACCCTTTTCCATCATATCACCATAGAAATATAATTCATCTTCTTCTACAAAGTCTCTTAAGATCTGACTCTTGTTACTACCTGGTGCTCCTAAATCTAAACCAGTCTGTCCACCTATATTAACTTCCAACTCTGGAAATTTCAACTTAAGTCTTCTAGCAATATCTTTTCTCTCATCGGTCATCTTATCCCATTTAACATACTCTTCTCTTTCTACAAAACAAACATTGTTTCTGCCTAGAATACTAAAGTTAACACCACCTGGTCTCCTTTCAATATGTAATCCATTACGAACTGGAAACTTACTGAATAGTAATTCATTCTCAAGATGACGCTCTACATCTAGTGGTAATTCCCAATCATCTCTATAGACACTAAGATCCCCTTCATACACATCAGAACCAGAACAGTTATAAACTCTGGTGCAAAGATTGTATATGTAGGGTGTAACCTGTTCTATTGTCTTATCTCTATCGCTACCAGTGACAAGATAAACATCATGGTCTCCAATAAACTCACCAAAAAAATCTAAGAACTCAAGTTCAATAGGTTTTCTCGCAGGTGTCAAAGTCCCATCAACATCAAAAATAAATTTTTTCAGGATTCCTCCTCCGTCTTTTTGCGTCCTATATTATACTTGGTTTCTAAAATCCAGTCACCTTTATCTTTATAAGATAAAACTTTGATCTGATTTAATGGTGCGATCTCCTGTATTTGATCTACATTGAGTATCTTAATGAGTCCCCAATCAGCAAGAAGCTGAGAAATACGGTTCCGACGCTGCACATCGTTAGAAGTAAGGTTAGCTCTTTTTCCATCTAAGGCAAATAATTCTTTGAAGTGGACAATAAAATATCGTCCCTGTTTATGTAGTATGTGGCAAGATTGATATAATTTCTTTTCTTTACGGGAAGCAACACCTATTCTTGTTAGTGTTTCCCTTACCTTTAAAAAATCGTCGGGTTCTCCGAGAGAGACTTCTACCATTTGATCGGCAGACCAGTCCACTGTATTTTCAGTCACAACACTCATCTTCTTCTATTAATATAGATCATATTTTCTATTTAGTAATTGCGTTTTTTCCCTTGGTAATGTACTCTGTAACTTGTGCATAGTATTTTTCCATCTCATATTTTCTATTAAATTTATTAAGGTCTACCTTGTTACCAGTCATCTCTTCATAGACTGTCATGAATGTACCTATCATATGCCAGTGTAGTGGTGGTACATATCCTGGTGACTGACACACAAATATCTGATCAAACTTACAGTCAGAAGCAAAGTCATATTGTTCTCTAGTACAGAATCTAAAATTGTTAATATATTTTTCTGCAAAAGGAACATGAACTAAGTTATGACTATCTGCATTACCTATCCAAGTAAAAGATTTTAATCTACCTTTAGTCTGTAACCACATACCCCAGTTACCTTCCATAACTCTATCAAATTTATTAAGAGCATCTATCTCTGACTCAGGATGACCAAAGTTTCCTGAGAATATATCATCATGGTGATCTATATTTACAATCTCTATATCTGTATGACCCTCTAACCCATATAGTATATTGTCATGATCATACCCAAAATGAACATCACTACAATTTTTTAATGCTCTAAGGTATGCTCGTAAACAGTATTGATAATTTTCAATACTTATCTCATGGGAAAATTCTTTGGGATACTTATCAAACAACTCTGCCCATTTAGGCACTGGCCACATATCTGTTCCATCCAGTTCATCCTGTGATTGCAATTCTCTAAGTTTGTCATCATTATGATTGATAGCAGGACCAGAAATATAATCTAGATCTATACTTAATATTCTCACATCATTCCTCCAGTATCAAGTTTCTTTTTAATATATTTAACCTGATCCCTAGTAAGAATTCTCAATGCCTGTTCTGCTTTCTCTGTACTATATTGATAATATTTTTTGACTGCCATCAGATCCTCAATCTTTTCAGTCTTCAACCACGGTGCAAATCTCCTCTTCTTTCTAAGAGAATTTCTTAAAAAATCATACTGTAGTTGTTTATCTAAGTGAGGATTTTTATTCATCTCGTTAGCAAACATAATAGAATCCAACATTCCTGACAAACATTTATTGATAATGAATGGTGGGTACTTCTTTATGTCATCAGGATCCTCAGGAGTTTCCTTAGTAAAATTTATAGAATTTAACCAGTCCTTTAATTCCATAGTAAGTAATCTCCTATAACGAGTAGATCTAAATCCATCTTCTCAAATGCTATTATAGCATCATCTGGTGTTTCTATGATAGGTTCTCCATTATCATTGAAGGATGTGTTAAGTAAAACAGGATCCTCAAACTTACGAAGTAGTTCACACAATTTAGGATTTAGTTCATCATTAACCGTTTGTATCCTACAAGTTTTATCCTCATGAGTAATGGCAGGAATTCTATCATTTGTAGAGTGTTGAGAGAACAGCATATAAGGAGTATCATACGCTTCTAAGAAGTAATCTCCAACACGATCTTCTAGTATTACACCAGCAAAAGGTCTCCAATACTCTCTATGCTTAACCCTTTGATTAATAATATCTTTATTCTCTGCTCTACTAGGACTCATTAAAATAGATCTAGATCCAAGAGCACGAGGACCATGTTCTGATCTTCCTTGAAACCATCCCACTATTTTATTTTGATTGATTGCTGCAGCAACTACATCACACAGTTCACCAAAGTTTTCATAATGAATCATTCCTCCCCTTGGCATAAAATCATCATAACTTTTACCTAGCAATGCTATGTTATGTGGTAGTTCTATAGTCTCATGAGTTTTATATGTTGCATATATTGCTGCACCAAAATGAACTCCTGAATCATTTGTAAATGGAGGTATCCAAATACGATTAAACCATTGCTTGAGTAATGAGTTAGCACAAACATTTAAGAAACATCCACCAGCAAAACAAACATCCTCTGTAAGATAATTTTCTTTTCTTAGTTGAGATATCCATTTAACAATAGCTTCTTCATAATGATATTGAATATAGTAAGCAATATCCTCCTTAGATAAACCTTTTAGATGATCAAATACTTCATTATATTTGTGGAAGTTAATCCATGAAGGACCATAATCATACTTGTCAATCTCCATTGTCTTTAATGGAAACTCCTCAGAGAATGTGTATGGTGGATTTCTATCACATGGTTTACCATATGCAGATAGTCCCATAACCTTACCCTCTGCACTAAAGGTTACTACATCCTCATAGTCTTGTTTATTTTTATAGTGATACCTATCACCTTCTTCTTTAACTGCTTTAGCCATGTTATATGTCATGACTGCCATGTTCATATAATAATCACCAAAAGAATTTTCACCTGATCCAGACTTCATAGTTTGGTTTGTGAATATTCTTTTATCTTTATCAAAATATCCTATACTATTATTTTCATATCCCTTAGTCATTCCTGCTGCAAAATCCCATTGGGCAGCACCCATACCATCTAATGTCAAATAACTTCCAGAGTTAAATGGTGAGGTATAAACAGAAGATGCAGCATGGCACATATGATGACTAACATACCATAACTTTGCATTTGGAAATTGATTTTTAATAAATCTAGCAACTGTTGCATCAGCAGTATGTTTATTGCATAGATGAACTGCACTAGGAACATACACTACAATATCAATATCTTCTTTAGGAACATCTCCTAGTACATAATCAATTGATCTATATGGCCATGTACCATCATATTTTATTCTACTTAATCTTGCCTCATCAATACTACAAATGTGTTTACCGTTGTCAAAGAAAGTTGCTCCAGAATCATGGATCCTAGAGAACTCATTTACATTGTTACCTTCCCAAGTAACAGAACTATGCAGACCCAGTATTTTCATAATTAAAAACTAAAAGTTCTTTGCGATCTTGTTGATCACTCATGTAGTCTCCAACGGATCTCATAGTATATGTATGATCAAATTCGGAGACATTCCAATCTTTAAATCTATCCTTAATAAGTTGACTACTATTATAAGAAATTAATTGACTAGCAGCATGTTGATCACATGTTTGTGCAAACTCTTGATGATCAAAATACTTGTGCATAGAACCCTTCTTACCATAAAGATTATCACTAATCTCATAAGGAGGATCTAGGTACATGAATACATCTCTAGAATTACTATAGAGTTCTCTATAGTCAAGTTTTGTAATCTTCCAGTTCTCTATCAACTTAGAATATTCTGCTAACTTTTCAATTCCACGGTAGGAGAAGTTTGAGTTGGAAGCTTGGGGAGAGAAGGATGAACCCTCTGTAAGACCACTAAAGGAACACTTATTAAGAACATAAAAAATAACGGCACGATAGAAATCGGATTTTGTTTCATCGTTAATTTCCTCCTTAGATTGCTTGAATAGTTCTCTAGCAGAGTCAGGGTCAGGATGTTTATCTTTCAAAGACTTAACTTCATCCTGTAGTTCTTGACCAGAATGTTGCAACTGTTGCCAGAAGTTTGTTAACGGTTTATATAAATCGTTTACCCAAATATCTAGGTCAGGATTTAACTTACTAACAAACAATGCTACGGAACCACCACCTAAGAATGGTTCACGATACTCTTTGTATTGTCTAAAGTCAGGAAAACTAGTAGAAATTTTCGTACAAGCACGAGACTTTCCACCAGGATATCTAAGGGGTGTTTTAAGTGTCTTGCTCATGTTCTTCAATAATAGATTCAAGTTTTTCTAAATGCTCAGAAACATCAATAAGATTATCGATGCTTGCTAAGTAATCAGCAATGTGCTTACTAATGTAAGGTTTCTCACTCCTTGCAGCAAATGCTAACGCATTACGCAAATTTGACTGTGCCTCTCTTAGAGAGTCTTCAACTTGTTTTGATAGGCTCATTTGAATTCACACTCCACCATGATTTCGGTTAATGCTGCTAGAAGATTTATCTCTTGATCAGCAACAAATGCTATTTGATATTGATACTTAGCAATTATAAGAACAGATGCAGCAATAGAAGGACCATCAAGACTTGAATATAAAGCATCGTAGAGACGACGAAGAAGGACAGCAGGATCATTGTCCATATTAGATACCACCCACTTTCTGACGGCAGGGAAATCTTTTTTCTTAAGCGTCTTAATAAGATCTTCAATTTTAACATCAGAAAACTCTGCTAGAATTGCACTGTCAATTTTACCGCCAACACTATATCTTTGCAACTCATTAAGAACCCTCCTCCAATCAGGAAAATGTTTGTTAATAAGTTCTGCTAAAACTTTCTTATCTACTTCTACATTTTCTCTATCTAAAATCTCTACAAGTCTATTAAAAAAACCTACTGCAACTTCTTGTTTATCTCTACCCTTAATACCAAACTCAACCACAGCACATCTCGAATGGAGGGGTTCAATGATTTTATTTTTGTAGTTGCATGTGAAAATGAATCTGCAGTTTTTTTGGAACTCCTCAATACTCGCTCTGAGAAGGAGTTGTACATCGGGAGTGGTATTGTCTGCCTCATCGATGATGATGACTTTATGTTTCGACTCACTCGTGAGAGATACCGTAGACGCAAAGTTCTTGGCATTATTCCTAACAGTGTCGAGAAACCTGCCTTCATCAGATCCGTTAATGACATAAGAATCTACTCCCAATTGCTTGCACAGTGCCTTAGCAACTGTAGTCTTTCCACATCCAGCAGGACCAGAGAGAAGCAAGTTTGGCACTTCTCCTTTATTTAGAAATTCTCTAAAGGTTTTCTTAATACTCTCAGGGAGAATACATTCATCAATTGTTTGGGGTCTGTATTTTTCAACCCATAAAAAATCATTGTTCACTTTTTAATAAGTCCCAATTTGTAAATTAGATATAGAGACAATATTGTCCAAAATAGTATTTCTAAAGCAGGGTTAGTCATTTGATCCAAGAGGGTTTTCTGGATGGGTCACGAAGATAATTAGATGCAACCCAAGGTTTGCTGCTAATGTAATTCTTGTAAGCAGTAAAAGTGTCAATGCTTGTGTCATGTTTATAGACATCTGGCATGGCACGAGTAAAGTGTTCAACCATACTATAACATACTATTACATCATTTGTCATCTTATGAAATGTTTTCTTTGCTTCAAACAAAGCATTGGCACAACCATGAACTTTATTATAGCGATGAGTATATTCATTAACTAAAGCACATCCATGTTGAATCAACCATGCTGTATTGTATTTGCTATCTGCTGCCCATTGAGTACAAGGATGATTACGGA